GCCACCCAATCGCTCCATTCCTCCAGGTCATCGCTGGTGGAGGCCTCCACCAGGGAAACCGCCGTAGTGCCGGAGATATACTCGCTGGTCACAGACACACGCCCGGTGCCAGAGAGATTGCAGTCCGCCGCCGCTGTGGTCAGCACACCCTCGGATGGGTAAACACCGCTTGAAGCCCGGAGCGTGACGGTTCCCGGCTCCGTGATGCCGTCCACATCCCCGGAGGTGTCGCCGCCGTTGGCGCAGATGGAGGAAAGGAAGTAATTTTCCAAATCTTCTGCGGTAAGCTGGGTGTCGCAGTCCAAAAACCAGTCGTCCAGGCCGCCGGCGTACCAGTAGGAATCGGCGTGCATCCCCAGAATTAAATCCGCTGTGCAGGATCGGTTCAGCTCCCCGGTAAAGGAAAGCACCTCCGATGCCCACACCGTGCCGGTGCCCCGGTCGCCCACCACATACTGCGCCGTTTTATTATCCGGCTCGATCAGGCAGGCGATAAAGTACCAGCCGCCGTTGACCAGGGAGAAAGGCGGGTCCACCGACTCGTCCAGAATCAAAGAACCGGTATCGTTGTAGAGCATAATCCTCGGCTTGCCACGGATGAGGGACAGGTAGAAAATCGGCTGTCCCGGCCCGTACCGGGTGTTAAAAATCGGACAGTAGGTATTCCCCACGGAATAAGTGGTGGGGTTCATCCAGCCGCCGCACACAATCCTTGCCCCAAGGCTTGCGAAAATGCTCCCGTCATTGGTCACTTTCAGATAGGTCTGCTCTGTGGAAGGATTATTGATATTAAAACGGAAGTAATTGCCTTTCTTGCCGCTCCGCATCGATGCGGTGGTGCCGCTCCAGTTGTTGATGGTTGCTGCCCGTCCCATGCCGGAGGAATCCAAAAGGCAGTCGTCCTCATCTGGGTCTGATTCATTGAACCGCCACAGGCCGCCCTTTGCCCATTCTTCCGGAAACTCGCCGGTAAAGTCCGTCTGTTTGTTCAGTATCGTTTTCAGTGCCATTGCCGCTCACCTCCATCTGCTCCTTGCCTGGATTTCCAGCCCCGTAAACGTGGCGTTTGCCGCCGTTACGGAAACCGTGTTGCTCCCCACCGCCAGAGTGGGAAAGTTCAGTTCCTCCAGATACGGCAGGGCGTTCCGCAGGATCATCCCGTCCGCATCCTCCACATAGGCGGTCATCCGGTCAGTATCCACCACCAGCGTCTCGCCGGCCGCAAGGGTGGCATTGACGATCTTTAATTCCTGCCCGTTGGTGGTGATGCTGATGGAATTGCTTGCCCCGGAGGTGATCACGCCCTCGATGCGGTAGATGGGGTTGGACTCCATGTTTCCGATGAGCCGCGTGACCGTGCTGTTTCCTGCTTCCGTGATGGAAAAGGTCTCATCCTCGATGGCATAGCCGAAGGGGTCCGGGCAGAAGAAAGTCAGGTCAAAGCTGCCGGAAGAACGCAGCAGCCGTTCACACTCCACCGCTGCGTTCAGCCTTGCCATGAAGTACCGGTCCGGCACATCGTCCAAGACGAGCTGCTTTAAGCCGCCCACCGGATCGAGCCATGCGGCAATGTCATCCAGTGTGGAAACCAGGGCGAAAAAGCTGTGCCTGGGGAAGATATTGCAGGAGACTACAATCTCCCGGTAGTCGAAATCCGCCCCAAAGTCGGTCACGCCGTATTTGCCGGGGACCGTTGTAGTAAAGTTCCGCAGACTCCCGCTGACCTGCCAGGAGGTCAGCCTTGCCTTTAGGCCCATACTCTTGGATGTGATGTCGTTATAGGAAAAGCCCACAGGCTGCACCTCCTTTTATGCTGTGCTGAACCGTCCCTGGGCGCGGGAGCCGGTCTGGATCAGGTTGTAAAGTTCCTGGGAAATCCTGCGGATGTCGTCCTCGCTGCGGACGATCATCTGCTGGATGGTAATGAGGGTTCCAAAAGAGGAGCCGCCCGCTCCGCCCATGCCGCCGGCCACGGAACCCACCGTCGCGGCTGTGTCAAAGGCAAAGTTCGAGGGGACTGCGGACTGCATATCCGCCGCCAGCCCGTTCATCACGCCCAGGATGCCGTTGTTCAAATCCTCTGCGGCGCTGACCGCTTCACCGGCGCTGTCTTCAATGCCGCCGGCAAGACCCCTGCCAAGCATCTCGCCCACCCAAGCCATTTCCTTCGAGGGCGAATTGATGCCAAAGAAGCTGCAGATCCCGTCCCAGATGCCGGAAATCCAGCCGGATACTTTGTCCCAGATCCATCCGGCAAGGCTCTGGATACCCTGCCACAGCCCCTGCACGATGTTCTTGCCGATATTGACAATCTGCCCCATAGACGAGGTAAAGGCATTCACAATCCCCGCAATGATCTGCGGCACCGCCTTTACAATCTCCACAATAATGGTAGGCAGGTTCTGGATCAGCGAAACAAATAGCTGCACACCTGCCTGGATGATCTGGGGAATGCTGTTTAAGATGGCGTTTACCAGCGAGGAAATAATCTGCGGGATTGCCGCCACAATGGTGGTAATGATGGTCGGCAGGTTCTGAATCAGGGAAATCAGCAGGTTCACGCCCGCGTCAATGATCTGGGGGATGCTGCCGAGGATGGCGGTCACCAGCCCATCAATGATCTGCGGAATCGCCGCCACAATGGCCGTGATAATCTCCGGCAGTGCGGAGACCAGCGAGGTCAATAGCTGTATCCCGGCATTGATGATCTGTGGGATGGCCCCGACGATAAACTCCACAATCGCCGTAATGATGGCGGGCAGGGCCGCAATCAGGACCGGGATGGCATTCAGCAGCCCCTGGGCCAGCCCCATGATAAGCTGCAGCGCCGCGTCCAGAATCATCGGCAGGTTTTCGATCAGGGTCTGTACGATCTGGGTAACCACAAGGACAATCTGCGGAATCAGCGTGGGGACCGCAGCCGCAATGCCCTGGGCCAGCGTGACGATGATCTGCGCTGCGCCCTCCATCACAGCCGGAAGGCTCTGGATGATGCCGGAGAGCAGCGAGGTCAGCATCTGCATCCCGGTGTTTACAAACTGCGGCAGCATGGAAACCGCCGTGTTCACCAGTCCCGTAATGGCCCCGGCGAAGGCTTCATCCGCCCCGTCCACGCCGTTGACCATGTCGGTAAAGGCGGAGATGACTTCCGAGATCGCCGGGAGGAACTCCGCACGGAGGCTGTTCTTCACATTGGATATGGTCTCCCCAAGCCCCGCCAGGGTCTCGTCAAGCTGCGCCTGTCCTTCTCTGGAAGCCACCAGCGCCTCGTTGTTGCGGTAAAACGCGCCGCTCGCCTCGTCATAGGCCCCGGAAAGAGTCTCCATGATCAGGCGGTTTCTTTCGCTTTCACTGGAACAAGCCGCCAGTTTTTCATTGAAGGCATCCTCGCTGATGCCCACCCAGTTTAAGGCGTCCGCCAGGGAGCCGGTGACCTGTCCCACCTTGGCGGTCTCATTGGCGGACTCGATCATGCCCTCGATGGGAAGGGCGTCGCCAAAGGTACCGTAGACACCGGCCGCGATATTCGTCCACTTGGTAATGTCCTGCTCATTTTCCGCAAGCTGCGCCAGGAGCTGGGAGGCTTCCGTGGCCGTGTCCGTATCGCCCAGGATTTTATAGAACTCGGTGTAGGATTTTTGTGCCGCGTCCCCGCTGTATCCAGCCGCCTCAAAAGCGGTAGTCAGCTTGCCTTGGGCCACCCGGTATTCCTCCGTGGCTTCGTCCAGGTTCCAGATGGCGCTGCCAAGCTCCTGGATGCCGCTTAACGCCGCCTGGATGCCGGAGGAGATGAGGTTTCCCATCGCCACCGTGGCGACCGAAAGGCCGGAGCCTAATTTATCCGCCCCGCTGGATGCGTCCTCCAGCGAATCGCCGAAATCCTCCGCCACATCCCCGGCGTCCTTCATCCGCTCCCGGTTTTCCCGCAGTTCCCCGGAAAGCTGGGAAATGCGCCCCTCCAGTTCCTTTGCCTCGCTGGAGCCTTTGCCGTACTCCAGCACCGCATTGGAATAGGCGCGTTTCATCCCGGCCAGTTCCTCTTCCTGGCGGGAAATCTCCTGAGAGAGCCGCTCTGTGGCGTCCGCCGCCTCCGTCTCCTGCCGGGAGAGGGACTCAATGGCCCGCTCATTGGCGGAAAGTTCCCGCTCCATGCCGTTTAAGGCGGCTTCGGCGTTGTTAAGCTGGATCTGCCAGTTCTGCGTCCGGCGGTCGTTCTCCCCAAAGGACTCGGAGGCGTTCTGGAGGGCAGCCCGCAGCGTTTCGATCTTCTGGCGCTGGGCGTCGATTTCCTTGTTCAGAACGGTATTCCTTGCGGAAAGCGCCTGGATGGATTTATCGTTGGAGTCAAACTGGGAGGAAACGAGCTTCATCTCGGAACCCAGCACCTTAAAGGACTGGTTGATCTCCGACAAAGCCTTTTTAAATTCCTTTTCGCCCTCAATGCCGATTTTCAGGCCAAAATTGTCCGCCACGGACCGCACCTCCTTCCTTCGTCCTCATGGACTTCATATCCCTCGTTTTCGTGTAAACACGAAAACTCGCTCATTCCGTCATTCGTCCTCTCCCCACAAAGCCACTTGGCTTTGTGGGGTCCCCGTCATATTCCATAGGGAATGACATCATCTATCGTCAGTTCCCGTTTTGGCTTCGCAAGCCCCAAAAACTGCCTGTGGCATTCCCACAGATCCATGAGCAGGCCAAACGGCATGAGCCACACTTCCTCCATGCGCAGGGAGAGGTGGGCCATGCCGTAATACAAAAGCCGGGTAAACAATTCTTCATCGCTTACCCGGCCGCCGTGTTTTTTCCCTCCGGCTCACTTTCGATATTCCGTTTCGTCCCCCGGTACATGGCCTCCATGATGGCGTCTTTGTAGTCCGTCAGTTCCATCGGGGAGGTGAGAAGCTCCACCTCCTCGGCGGTCAGCTCCGGCTTTTTGTCCTCCGGGTGTTTCAGATTGTGGACGAGAATGGGCTGGTTGCAAAGGAGCGTAATGAGCCAGACAATCTCGTCCAGCGCCATCTCAAAGTTCTCCGCTTTCATCAGCTTCTCGCCCAGGTTCTCCAATCCGCCGTAGCGTCCGGCGATGGCCTTGGTCGCCCTGGTGGTCAGGAGCATTTCGTATTCCTGCCCGCCGATATTGACAGTAGCTGTTCTTTCATCCATACCTCAAAACCTCCTTATCCTTCTCCGCCTGCGCCCGACGTCTGATCCGCATAGGACGGCTCATAGACCTCATCGTACCAGCCCGTGATAACCGTGGGAGATACACCGGAGTCATCTTCGGACACCTCCGCTTTCCAGGGGTGTTTGCCCTGGCCGTCCACCTTATTGCGGCGGGTCACCGTCCCCTCGATGGAAGGGGTGGAAAACTCGATGCTCTCGCCCTTGGTGGTCAGGTTAGTGGCCGGGATACCGAAAATCACGCGGTACAGCCAGAAATAGCGGTACTTGCCGTTTGCTTTCTTGGCCCGGAAGCCGATGGCAACCGGGGCGCCGCCGTCCTCCGACGCGGAGATCAGGACGCCGTTTTCATCAATCACCGCCCCAGTCAAATCTTCCGCCACGTTTTTCCCAATATCGTCCACACCCAGCGTCAGCGTCCCGCTCTGGAACTCCTTCACGACCTCCGCCGCGCCATCGTCCGCGTACAGCGTAGCTTCCGCCAGTTCCACGGAAAGCTCGGCGGTCATGGCTTTTGCCAAAGCCACAGGGGTTGCATAGGTTTCATCGCCGTTTTCACCCTCGGTAATCTTCGAGTAGAAAAGTTTATCAAGGCCAATGGTAGCCATAGTTCATTCCTCCAATCCATACAGTTTTGCCACATCCATGGCATAGTGGTGGTAACCGGTATCGTCCTCATGGCCGATGTACCGCCTGTCCGTAATCACAAAATCAGCGGCAAGGAGCGCCTTTGAAAGCTGTGCCTTCCGCTGCGTATAATTGCCCTTGGAGAACAGGGAGAGCCGCGCCTCCTGGGTTTCATACCCCGGCAGATTATCCGCATGAAGCTCGTAGGTATCCGCAAGCGGCGTGACCACCACATACTCCTCCGGCGGCTCATCGGAGAACACGCCAGTCTCCACAGGCAGACCGACTGCCTCTATCACAGTTTTCAGTTCCGAAAGTAAACTCAAATGTTCTCCACCTCCTCGTCCAGCTTTGCCTTCATGGCGCTGATACAGGCATTCCGGGAAGAGGAACGGGCTGGTTTTAAGAAGGGTTTTGCGGGCTGGCCGCTTTTGCCGTATTCCAGGATGGTGGCGATCTTGGCGTTACTGTCGCCGTCCGACCTCGGCTCGGAAAAGCCTACCTTCACATTGAAGTCCCCGTTCTTATCCTGCAGGGCGGGAGATGTGCCAAGGGAGCGGAGAAGCTCCCCGGTGCTTCGGGACTCGTACTTCGTCCCGCTGCCGATAACCGATTGCAGGTTGGAGCGCACCTTGTCCTCCACAACCTCCGCGCCCGCTTCCAGCACCTTCGGGAGAATCTCATCGGTTTTATCCGCCAGCCGGGATACCTTCATCAGGAAATCCTCCGGCATCCTCCATGTCGCTTTAGCCATCGTCCTCACAACCTCCATATCGTTCGCTTCCGTGCAAGCACGAAAGCTCATTCATTCCGGTGTTCGTCCTCTCCCCAAAAAGCCATGCGGCTTTCCGGGGACCCCTAACGCACCTCCTGTACCAGTACTTCCAGATACATCCCCCTGCCTTTGACATCCTCCACCGAAGTAATCTCAAAGGTATGCCCGTCACAGAGGATACGCATATCGGTTGTGACCGTGACGCCGGGTATCACGCGGAATTGAAAAAGGTCGGTGGCGGTGGAAAAGGAAGCCATGTTGGCCCATTTCTCACTGCCATGCCGGCCTTCCCGGTAAGCGCGTACCTCTGCCACGGTCACAGCCGTTTCCGTCTTAAAGCCCTCATCATCCTGCGTGAACTGTTTTTCCACAATGGAGATGAAGGTGTTCATTTTTCCAAAGCCCATGTCACACCTTCCATTCCCGGTCGAGCCGAAGCAGAAGGTTGACCGTGTTCCAGACCTGCTGTGCTGCGTTTGTGTTATCAGCGAAGAATCCGCCCGTGGAACCGTCCCTGGACTCATAGAAATGCGATGCCAGCATAATCACCGCCTGTTCAGTGGTGGCCGGCATCGCATTCTCCGTGTAATAGCCCTCCTGGATATGCTGGTAGCTCTCCGCATAGGAAACAGCGGCGGTGATGTAGTTCTGCAAAAGCGCGTCATCCGCCGAATGCTCCAGAATCAGGTTTGCTTTGACTTTTTCCAGCAGAGTGTCCATCCCCGCCGCCTCCTTCCTTAACTGGATGCCATCAGGCCCGCTGCCTTCAGCTTGGCCAGCAGGCCGTTGAAATCAGAAACCAGAGTGGAAACATCCTCCGCAACGCTGTCGGCCTGGTTTGCCGCCTGGGGAACCTCGGCGGCGGGCAAACCGGTAACAGAAGCCCCCTCCTTGATTTCGAGGGTGCCGCCAATCACCCACTTATCGCCGCCCTGTTCCATGTAGTTCTTTCCGTTGTAGCTCATCTGCCAGCCCTCCCTTACGATGCTTTCTGTACCAGCACCTTGACAGCCTCCGGCAGGATTATCTTGCCGTCCACGCGCTGGGAAGCGAGGAAGCCCACCTGGCCGTTTGCCGCATACAGTTCGTTCAGGCGCTTGAAGGAGCGCCCCTGGCGGTCCGCGATCCAGTAGTAGCTGAAATCGCCAAAGGCGATGGTCTTCGCGCTGGCGGCGATGGCGGGCATATAGGCCGAGGTGCGCACAGGTCTGCCCAGGATGGTATCCGGCGTTCCGGCAGTCAGGGAAGGCTGCCACAGGTACTGGCCGCTGCCATCTTTCAGTTTACGGACTGCCTTGATGGTGGAATCGTTCAGTACCCACACAGCATTGCGGCGGTAAGGCGATTTCAGGGAGTAGAACAGGTCGATCAGTTCATCGGCGGTAATCGCGGTGGCAGATGCGGCAGTGATGCCGGTCTCTGCGCCGCCGCTGGCTGCCAGGATGCCCAGGGGCTTGCCGGAGCCATCCCCGGTAAAGAAGGCTTCCTCCTCCTTGGCGCCGATACGGCGGGCAAACTCACGGGAGATGTAGCTTTCCAGGTCAAAGACACTGTCGTTTAACAGTTCCTCGGAAACTTTAATCATCGTCCCCAGCTTGTACGCCCCGATGGACACCTGGCCGAAGGAATCATCGCTCTCCGTGTAGGCACCTTCCTCATCGATCCAGGACGCAGTGCCCTTGGTGGCTACCACGGGGATCTTGCGGTCGCCGCTGGAGGTCTGAATGATTTTTGCCAGCTGACGGAAGATGTTCTCTTCCTCCAGAGCTTCTACCAGAGTACGCTCATACTCGTCAGGAACCAGATACCCGCCCTCGGAATCGGTACCGATCTGAAGGGCGTTCATCACGGTGGGCATCGGAGTCTTGGAGCGCATCATGTTCCAGAAGTTCTGGCGGTACTCATCGGTGGCACGGCCGGTCTTGGCAGTCTCCTTGCCGTTCATGGGCTTGCCGGTGAGGGGCTTGTTCACCGGACGGTTCAGCTCCGCATCCAGCGCCTCCTGGCGCTCCAGACGGGCAATCTCCTTGCCCAGGTCGGTGATTTCCTGCTCCATGCGGGAGTAGGTGGCATCGTCCTCAGCAGACAGCATACCTTTTTCGTTTCTGTGGGAATCCAGGAACGCCTTGGTGGCCTCCCAGGCTTTGGCGCGCTTTTCACGCAGTTCAAGAATAGTCATAGTCGTTATCCTCCTTAATATTTCATCAAATTAAGCCGCTCGTAGAGACTATCCACGGAGCGGCCCTTAGGTTTGGAATCTTCGGTTTTCTTAGGGTTGGTCTTACATTTCGCTGCGATTTTATCCATGAGGGAATTGACCACAGCGGCTTTGGAATACAGCATGGACACCGCAGGCGGCTCCATGTCCTCTGGCACATCGGCGCGTTTGAGAATCTCATCGGCAAAGCCAAGCTCTACTGCCTTTCCCGCGTCCATCCAGGTCTCTGCGTCCATAAGGTGGGAGAGCCGTGCGCGGGACAGACCGGTCTTGATCTCATATGCATTGATGATGGAATCCTTGACGCTCCCAAGCATCTCGATGGCCTTCTGCATTTCAGCGGTATCACCCATCGCCACGGTCATAGGATTGTGGATCATCATTATGGAGACGGGGCTGACCAGCACCTTTGTGCCTGCCATAGCGATCACGCTTGCCGCAGATGCCGCAATGCCATCGATCTTGACCGTGACGTTGCCCTTGTAGTCCATGAGCATATTGTAGATTTGTGCCGCTGCCACGCAGTCGCCGCCGGGAGAATTGATCCAGACGGTGATGTCGCCGGAGCCAGACATCAGCTCCTCCTTGAAAAGCTGGGGCGTGACATCATCATCAAACCAGCTTTCCTCGGCGATGGTGCCGTTCAGGAACAGCGTTCTCTCCACTGTTTCCGTCTGATTCTCCTGATTCCTCACCGTCCTGTTTTTCCACTTCCAGAACTTCTTCATCGGGGTTTTCCTCCTTTCCGTCATCGTTCGGTTGTGTATCTGCAAAAGCTCCGGCGTTGCCAAGCGGGAGCATATTGCCGTTGATAAGGTAGAGATCGCCGCCATCCTCAGCGGGGATGCGGTCCATGTTCTCCAGTTCCCGGATGTCGTTGGCGCTCATCCAGCCGTTCTGCCTTGCGGTGGCGTAGCCGTTCATGCGGCTGGCATAATCCCCACGGAGCAGACCTTCCACATTGAATTTGGTAAAATACTGTTTCTTTTCCTCTGCGGAAAAGAGCGTCCGCTGGATGGATTGCTCCCAGCGCACGAGCCAGGGCTCCAGCGTGTATTTCACGAACTCCAGCGACTGTTGCTCAATATTGGAGAAGCTGGACTTTTCCAAGTCGCCAACCATATGGGGCGGCACCCGGAAAATTCGAGCAATTTCATTGATTTGAAATTTTCTGGTTTCCAAAAACTGTGCCTGTTCCGGCGAGATGCCAATCGGCGTATATTTCATTCCTTCCTCTAAGACAGCGATCTTATTAGCATTACCGCTGCCTCCAAAGGTGGACTGCCAGCTTTCCCGGACACGCTGCGGGTCTTTGATCGTCCCCGGATGCTCCAGAACGCCGCCGGGAGCCGCGCCGTTAGCAAAGAACTTCGCCCCATATTCCTCACAGGCAATCGCCATGCCGATGGCGTTCTTCGCCATAGCGATAGGGGAATAGCCCACCAGCCCGTCAAAGCCAAGCCCTGGGATGTGCAGCACATCGGACGGATTCAGCCGGACAAGACTGCCTTTGACCGTAGGCGCATCATCCATGCTGACGGTGTATTCGTAATAAAGCTGTCCCTTGCTGTCACGATCCACCGTCATCCGGTCCGGCATCAGGGGATAGAGGGCAATGACCTCACCTTTTCCGTTACGGATAATCTGGGCATAGGCGTTGCCCCACAGGAGCAGGTGCGTCATGAGCGTTTCCCGGAACACGAAGGAACTCATCTCCGGGTTCGGCTCGTCATGCAGGAGCAGATACAACGGATGGTCGATGGCTTTCTCCTTGCCACCGTCCTCCTTGTAACGGTAGAGGTGCAGCGGCAGACCTGCCACCGCTTCCGCCAGAATGCGGACGCAGGAATACACCGCCGTCATCTGCATGGCAGACCGCTCATTAACCCGCTTGCCCGCAGTGCTTCCTCCAAAGAAAAAGCTGTAGGCGCTGCCTGCAGTACGGTTCTGGGGCTTATCCCTGGAACGGAAAAGCCCGGAAAAAATACCCATATCGAATCACCGTCCTTTCAGATAAACAAAAGGCCCCGGCTGTCATAAACCGAAGCTCCCGTATCGTTGCCACAGCGAATTGCCCGGTCAAGCCCCATGATGGTGGCGATTGCACCGTCAATCTTCTCTGTGGATTTTTCCTTGTCCGCCTTGATGTTGCCGGCCGGGTCGGTACGGATGAAGATGTTGTCCATCATCCACCGCAGCACCGGGTGTCCGCCGTGGGCGATTTTCTCCTCCAGCACCAGCTTCATCAGTTCCTTGGTCGGCGGGGACATATCCTTAAAGCCCTGCCCGAAGGGAACCACCGTAAAGCCCATGCCCTCCAGGTTCTGCACCATCTGTACAGCGCCCCAGCGGTCAAAGGCGATTTCCCGGATATTGAACCGCTCGCCCAACTGTTCGATGAATTTCTCGATGTAGCCGTAATGGACCACATTTCCCTCGGTAGTCATCAGCGTTCCCTGGCATTCCCACAGGTCATAGGGGACATGGTCGCGCCGGACGCGGAGGTCAAGGGTTTCTTCCGGTATCCAGAAGTATGGAAGGATGTAGTATTTATCTTCCTCATCCAGCGGCGGGAACACCAGCACAAAAGCCGTGATGTCTGTGGTGGATGAAAGATCCAGCCCGCCGTAGCAGATGCGCCCCTCCAGATCATCCTCGGAAACTGGGAATGCACAGGCGTCCCACTTGTCCATCGGCATCCAGCGGACAGACTGCTTCACCCACTGGTTCAGCCGGAGCTGCCGGAAAGCGTTCTCCTCGCCAGGATTCTGCTGGGCGGATTCACAGGCGGCTTTGACCTTATCAATACCCACCGTAATACCGAGGGAGGGGTTTGCCTTCTTCCAGACCTTGGGGTCCGTCCAGTCCTCATCCTCGGCAGCGCCGTAAATGACAGAGTAGAAGGTGGGATCGACCTTTCGCCCCTCTGCGATGTCAATAGCTTTCTGGTGTACCTCGTAGCAAATGGAGTTGGTGTCGTTGCCCGCTGTGGTGATCAGGAAATACAGCGGCTGCATCCGGGCATCCCCGGAGCCCTGGAGCATGACGTCAAAGAGTTTCCGGTTGGGCTGGGTGTGCAGCTCATCGAAGATCACGCCGTGGGTATTGAAACCGTGCTTGTTCGCCACATCCGCCGAAAGCACCTGGTAGGAGCTGTTGGTGGGCAGGTAGGTGATCTTCTTCTGGGACTCCAGAATCTTTACCCGTTTGGAGAGTGCCGGACAGAACCGCACCATATCCACCGCCACATCAAACACAATCTTTGCCTGGTTACGGTCGGCGGCGCAGCCATACACCTCGGCCCGTTCCTCACCATCCCCGCAGAGGAGCAGGAGCGCCACAGCGGCGGCAAGCTCGGACTTGCCCTGTTTCTTGGGGATTTCAATGTATGCCGTATTGAACTGCCGGTAGCCGTTGGGCTTTAACACGCCGAACAGGTCACGGATGATCTGCTCCTGCCAGTCGATCAGTTCAAAGGGCTTTCCCGCCCAGGTGCCCTTGGTGTGGCAGAGGGACTCGATGAACATCACCGCATAGTCGGCGGCGTCCTTATCGTAGTGCGAGGTCTTCGCCATAAACCTGGTGGGCTTGTATTTTTTCAGCTTCCGCATGGACACCACCTCCAAAATGGCATAAAAATAGCACCGGCTATTTCTAACCGATGCTGATAAAGTTTTTTTGCTTTCATTCAATAAACTGGAAGTTAATGCTGTTTAACAATGGCACACAATTCTTTTACATAGAGATCGGCATGGTTGATGGAAAACTCTCCATGATACATAGCTGGAAGGACATTTAAGCTGCTTTTTTCCAGGGTTTCATGCAGCTTTCTTGCAGAAAGCAAGATACGTTTGTTTTCCCGCTCCCCGACAAACAAATGGATTTCTGCCACACACTCTCCAAGAGACTTCTTCATGAAATACATAGAACTTTCTTGTAAGAACGCAATCATATTTTGCTTCGTAATGCCGCAAGTATCTTGATAATAGTCATTGAAAAGTTCCGGCTTCATTCGAAGTGAACGAAATTGCAGTTTAGAAAACCATTTTTGCCGAATCAACTCATAACAGCTTCCAAATGCCGGCTTAATCAACGAATAAGTTAGCTTGGATGGAATAACCGCTGCGCTCTCGACCATTGCAAAACGGCAAAGGTCTTTTCGCCGAGATAACATTTCAAGTAATATTTGACCGCCGAGAGATAACCCGCCAATCAGCAATACCGAACCTCCAAAGTTCCTATCAATAAAAGAAATGATTTCAGCGGCATTGTCTTCGATTGTTGTGAAATTTTCATCGCTTCCTGCGTGACCATCCAATATCGGGATAATTATCCGAAAATCATTTTGAAGTCGTTCGGACACTTCTCGGTAATTCCACCATGACAAGCCGCCGCCATGCAGAAGAATAATCACATCTCGATTCTGTTTACCGTATTCTTTGTATTGCAACTTGCCTCACCTCACTGCCAATTTCCGATTTGTCTCTATCAAGACATCTTTATTATACAGGAAAATTGTTAGTTTTCAACCAGGCGGTCTTCCCATATGCCGGTGGATCGTTTCAAGAATCTGCTCCTGCTCAGACGGCTTCACTCCGATGGACTGGAGTGCCTGTCTTGTTCCGCAGTCCGGGCAGATAAGCGTTTCGTTGTCCTCTCTGGAAAGCGCCGGAGCGCCGTGGTAGGCCCTGCCGCACAGGGGGCAGACCGCCATCCGGCTCACATCATTATCCTTCATATCCGCATACCTCCCTGCATTTATCGTAGGCGTCAACCAGGACGTTTTTATCAAAGCAGAAGGTGTCGTACCCTTCCAGGCAAATCCTCATGTAGAGATTGCTTGGAATCCCAATCGGCCTGTCCTCATGCATTATGTAGGCAAAAGCTGTCACCGTCCTGCGCTTCCCCGTGCGGATGCCTTTGTACTGAAGCCAGATGTCCCTTTTGTAGTAGAAATTGGGGAATCCCTCATAGCGGTCGAGGGCGGCTTCATCCGCAGCCGTCACCTCCCAGATTACCACGGGAACCGTGCCGCCGGCGCATTCCTCGATCGTGAGGTAGGAGCCGGTCTTGCTCCCCTTGAACAACAGTTCCCAACCTTTGAGATTTGCCGTGCCGAGGATCGTAGCGTGAGGGCAGCGCATCCGCATCTGCGGGACATTGAGGTTGCTGCCATAAGCAATGTAGTATCTTTTTTCTTTCATGGTATCCATCCTTTCCGAAGGGGTTACCCTTCTACCACCTTAAGACCGCCGAAGCGGTCAGGAGTAAGGTGGCAGGAGGCTAACTCCTGCGTGTCCTTCAAGCGGCGGCTCTGCCGTGCCGGAAGGCGGTGTCCCCAGTCAGGTTGCGGGTCAGGAAATCTCTGGCCGTTGCAAACTCCCCACCGATGAAGCCCAGGCGGAGGAGCCAGGTTCTCATGGCGTATTTGGGGTTTTCGTTCTGCTGGGGTTTGGGGCTTGCCGTCCGCACATCCTTCGCCATCTGGCTCAGGGCCAGGCAAAGCTGAATGTAGCTTTTGAGCTGTCCGGCATGGATGCCGCCTCGACGCTCTGCGGTCGGCTCGTCAAACTGGAAGAGCCTGAACTCGACCGTACCTTTGGTAAAGGTGGCGTGAAGGTTGAGCATATGGTAGCGGCTGTCGTTGTAGTGGTGGCTCCTGCCGTAGCTTGCGCCGTGGCTGGTGTACCAGATGTCCGCAAGCTGTGCCATCGTCTTGGGCTTTCTGCTGTTGACCTTGGCGAGGAAGTTTGGGTCTACCGTGCGGCAGTAGCGGCTCATGCGGCTGCGGTCGAGCTTCAGAGCTTCTGCGATCAGGCTCTCGTGGCTCGCCATGATGTTGGCGAGGTTCCGAAGGCTCTGCGGTGTGTGGCCCTGCGCTCCGATGTGGATGTGGACTCCGCATCCTCTGGAGGCGTCGCTTTTCGCTCCTGCGTGTCTGAGCTGCCTGCAAAGCTCCTGCAGGGTTTCGATATCCCCGTAGGTCAGGATCGGGGTGACCAGTTCGCATTTCTGCTCGTCCGGCCCTGCGATGGAAACGTCCTTCTGGAATTTCCACTCGCGCCCCTGTGCGTCCCAGGCCGACCAGGTGCTGTAGCCGTTGCGGCCGGCAGTGTTCTCGTATCTGCCTGTGCCGAAGTAGGCGGCGGCAACCTTCGCTGCCTTCTGGCGGGTGATGCTGTTCATCTCGACCTCGACCCCGATGGTCTGGTTCTTCATCTCTGCAATCTGCCTTGCTGTTTTCTCGTTCATTCTGAAATCCTCCGTTTTTCTGCCTTGCGGCTGTGTGTTTTCCCTTTCGGTGTACACATATTCGCTCTAAAAGAGGATAATAGCAAGGCCATTTCCGATAATATACTACACAAAGATGACCGCAAGATATTGTGTAGTTTATGGCTGTTTGCCGCCATCCGATATTGGCTTGAGAAGGCCGTTTTCCTCCTCATCAAGGATAGCAAGAGCCAGGCGGAATCCCGTCCGCAGCCCATCGATGAAGTACTCCTCAGCGGTCATGCCCGCAATGGCGGCTTGTAGGCAAATCATCTTATCGAGGACTGTGGCTGCTTCCTGATTCAGCATGGATCGGAGCTTTTCTTCTTCATCAGCCAGACCGGCAGCAGCTTTTCCATACTCCGAATTACGGTCAAACTGCTTTTCATTCGGATTGATGTTCCCATAGAAGAAGTCCTTCAGAATGTTATTTGGCACGGCGGTCACCCACCTTTCTCACAATATCCTCCCCATAGACCACGTTCAGGCCGCTGCCATTGTCCCAGCGCATGAGAAGGGAACCGGTGTCATCCACACCTTTGACGGTGCCTTTTGTACCGGCAGGCGGCACATCATCCATCCGCACCAGTTCCACACGGGTGCCGGCAGGATATTCCCGGCGGATGCGCTCCACGATTTCTCTACTCGGAAACTTCATGGCCCACACCCCCGTTCTTGAAAGCGGATGAACCGGTCAGGTTCTTCAGCAGGATCTTGCGCTCCGCTTTATATTCGCTGCCGATGAATCCCAGCCGCAGGAGAAAACACCGGAAGGCGTATTTCTCATTCTCCACCGGTTTCTCGGTCGCTGTCACCCGCTTGGCATTCCGGCTCATCTCGCAAAGTGCGGAAATAAAGTGGGTGTAGGCGGCTGAGGAATCCGCATCTACCTGAGCGAACCAGGGGAACGCCACCCGGTCGTCCAGCACCTCAATGTGAAGGTCGGTGATGCCCAGGGCTTTCCGTATCAGATTCCCTTTGGCGTCCAGCAGCTTGGTAAGGTTGCCCACCGCCACCTTGTCGAGCGGAATTTCCACCGTAAGCCCCACAGGTTCGCCCTGTGGCGCAGTGTCGGCGGATTCTGCCGCTTCCTTGGTTTCCTCCCTGGAGGGCTGTTCACCGCAGTCCTGCGGCTCACATTCAAAGCCAGCGGCTGCGATGGCTTCCAGCACCCGCTCGACTTCCTCGCTGTCGGCACGGTCATCAAAGAGGAGCGTTCCATCCTTGGTGACCGTGAAATAATCAATCTCATAATTGCAGGTGGGCATGAACTTGTATTCCGCCCTGGCGCCTGTGGCATTGGCGATAACTTTTACCAGTTCCTTGCGCTTGGCGCCCGTCACATTGTATCTGATTTCCATGTGCGAAAACCTCCTTTGTTTTTGGTAGGTACATATATCACTCTGAACCCTTGAAATAGCAAGCGGTTTTCGCACATTTCTCTGTAGAATAGAAGCCAATTTATCCTTCCGGAAACTGTGCATAGTACACGATCCCGGAAAGCACGAAATAGACGTTGGGGAGCGCTACGCCGTTGCCCCACATTTTATATTCCGCACTGTCGGAATGGGGATTCCTCAGCCACTTGACGATCTGGTTTCGTCTCTTTGGCTTGGAGGACGTCCCCATGACGGAACGGTGTGTCTCAAACACCGCTGTCCAGAACTCAATCTCATCCTCGGTCGGCTCGTCTGTTCCAAGCCCGGCGCACCACCAGTCCGGGAACCCCTGCAGTCTGGCACATTCGGTGGGCGTCAGCCTGCGGACGATGTACTCCGGCTCGGTCTCGTTTACCACAGGCGGGTCCTTATAGTCCCTTGCCATCAAGGTCGGGGACTGCTCCTCCAATGCCTGGGTGTAAATGCCGGTGGTCATGCAGTAAGCCACCGCATGGCGGTCGGCAGCATCCAGTGTAAAGGACACATCCTCATTCACACCGCTGCCCTGGGGACCGTTCTTGTCCGCCCTGCCAATCATGGAACCCTGCAGGGCCACCACAGCCATTCCGCCCTGGTTGCAGGTAGGATTGCCGCCGTTCGCATCCAGGCATCTGGAAGTTTCCGCTTCGTAGAAGCCGCTCTTGGGATTATCGGATTTCATGGCGTTGCTGTCCTTGGAGCAGATGCCATATACTTTGACCGCCAGTTCATTGCACCGGGTCTCGCCCACATCGTAGGTATTCAGCGTGTTCGCCACATCGGAGGCTTTCCACTGCTGCCCCTCTGCGGGAGAGTGTGGCCGGGTGCCTTTCACGAACGGCACGAATACCGTCTGGTCATTGTTGCAGCCCAGCGTGGCGGATTTATTATCCTGGATCAGCGCGCCCTTGCCTCCGCCCTCACAGCCGGAGCGGATCTTCAGCGTCTTGGGCGTCTCCACCACAAAAGGCTGGTTGTTCCCGCCCATGCCGTAGGTGGCGTTGACCGTGGGAGCCGTCTCCAGCGGGCCGGTGTATCTGGTGTCCTGGCTATGGTTCTCATAGACCGCTGCCGGCACCGTCCCAGCACGGAGGGTGGGCGAGGTTTCCTCCCTATACCCGATGCCCCTCGCCTGTGCGGAATGCTCGGTGCAGAATCCGGCAGCTCCCATCACGCAGGGAGGATGCCCGTGGTTTTCCGCCCGGAGCGTTGCCGCAACATCCTCCGTCACATCCATGCGACTGCCGCCCTGGTCGTTTAAGCAGACGCAGCCTGACGCTCCAGCGCCTTCCTTAAAAGCTCCGGCAGCTCCTTGCCACGGGCGGAAGCCCTGCGGAGTATACCCAGACACGCCTTCGGACTCAAATAGTATTTTTCCGGCACTCCCGCCTGCAAAATCTGCGACAAGGTAGATGCGTTTTCTGCGTTGGGGGACTCCCCAGTACTGTGCATCAAATACCCGCCATGCGAGACTGAAATCGTCTGCCACGATCTCCCCGGCGGCTGGCCACTTCGCAGGTCGAGCAGGATCAATCTTGTATCCTTTGGCCGAGCAGATCTCTTCGAGGACGGATTGGAAGTCCGCGCCCTTATTGGAGCTGAATGCGCCGGGGACATTCTCCCAAACGATATACCTTGGATATCTGCCATCGGTTGCACACCTCATTTCTTTTACGATCCGGACGGCTTCGTAGAAAAGGCTGGAGCGGGAGCCGTCCAGACCTTCCCGCCGGCCCGCGATGCTCATGTCCTGGCAAGGGCTGCCGAAGGTGATGATGTCCACCGGCTCGATCTTCCCGCCGTCCATCCGGGAGACATCACCATAATGCTTCATAAACGGCAGCCGTTTTGTGGTCACCCGGATGGGGAACGGCTCAATCTCTGAAGCCCACACCGGGGTAATGCCGGAGAGCAAGCCGCCTAACGGGAAACCACCGGAGCCGTCAAAGAGACTACCCAGGGTAAGAGTCTGCGGATCTGGTGTATCTCTTCCGGCTCCATCCGGCTCTCTACTATGGTTATATATAGGGGTCATCAGATCTCCACCTCCTTCACAAGAGCGGAGTATGGAATCTGCTCCCCGTTTCTCTCCACAAAAATATCCTCCGGCGGGATGCCGTTCTCCACGGCCCTGCGGAGGATGACCGATGCGTACTTCTCGTCCAGCTCCATCATGCAGCAGACCCGATTCATCTGTTCACAGGCCATCATGGTGGAGCCGCTGCCGCCGAAGGTGTCAATCACTACGGCGTTCTCCTGGGTGGAGTTCCCGATGGGATAGCCCAGCAGGTCCAGCGGCTTGGAGGTCGGGTGGTTTGCATTGCGCTTCGGTTTGTCGTAGTTCCAGATGGTGGTCTGCTTACGGTCGGAGTACCACGGGTGCTTGCCATTCTGCAGGAAGCCATACAGCACAGGCTCATGCTGCCACTGGTAATCCGAGCGGCCCAGCACCAGGGAGTTCTTCACCCAGATACACACGCCCGCCAGATGAAACCCGGCGTCAATAAACGCCTTTCGGAAGTTCAGCCCTTCTGTGTCCGCATGGAACACATAGGCCGCGCCACCTTTCTCCAGATGCTCCGCCATGCACTTGAAAGCAGAGAGGAGGAAGTTGTAAAACTCCTCATCTTTCATGGAGTCGTTCTGGATGGTCAGGCCGCTGGCACTTTTGAAGGAGACGCCATAGGGCGGGTCCGTCACGATGAGGTTAGCCTTCCTGCCATCCATGAGCAGGGCCACATCCTCGGCGGAGGTGGCGTCCCCGCACACAAGGCGGTGTCGGCCCACTGTCCAGACATCGCCCCGCTCCGCAAAGGAGGCTTTCTCCAGCGCAGCGGTCAGGTCAAAATCGTCATCCCTGGCTTCGCTGCCGGAATCATCCGCAAACAGTTCTGCCAGTTCCTTCTCATCAAAGCCGGTCAGCAGGGGATCAAAGTCCATGCCCTGCAAAGACTCGATCTCCACCCGCAGAAGTTCCTCATCCCATCCGGCATCCATCGCCATGCGGTTGTCCGCAATGATATAAGCTTTCTTCTGAGCCTCACTGAGGTGGTCTGCAAACACACAGGGAACCTCAGTGATGCCTTCCTCCTTTGCCGCCAGGATTCTGCCGTGGCCGGCGATCACATTAAAAGCCCGGTCGATGATGACGGGATTGATAAAACCAAACTCCCGAAGGGAGGAGCGGAGCTTCGTGATCTGCTCCGGGGAGTGGGTGCGGGCATTGTTCACATAGGGTACCAGCTTAGTAATGGGTACAAGCTGCATCTCGGTCGTTGTCTTCATCGTACCATCCCCCATTCCGCAAATTTCTCAAAACCCCCAAGGCTCTGAATGTATCTCCGGGCAGTCTCCACGATCTCAGCGTAGGGAACACCGTCCACTGTATCATCTCCGATGGCGCAGCACAGTTCCACGGGCTTTCCCATTTCTTGTGCCTTCAGCCATGCGTAGATATTGGCAGACACATCCGCTTTGGACAGGTCTTTGCCGTGGAGGCCGCCGCCCGTCACCGAATCGGCCATGTCGCTGCCCAGCTTCCGGTTGGTCGCGCCGGAGTCCACATCCGTGCCGCCTGTCCAGTCGCCCAGGGGATTGACCTCGGCGGTAGGATACAGCTTTTGCAGTTCCTCTGTGCGCACATTGCTCTGGCAGAGGATCAGCCTTGCCTCGTCAATGATGTACTTCCCATCCGAAGGGTAAGTGTGATACACACTTTTTGCGATCTCGCAGAGTGCTTTCTGCTCCTCCGTGACCGGCACCCCTTTGAAGATGCCGTTGTCGCCGCAGCGGATTCCTTCTGCCTGGTTATTGGCAAGACGTCCGTCTTGCGGCACTTCCACATAATCCACCGCAA